TTCAACCGAACACCGTAAGGGGCTCCCATGTTTCTACGGGCTAAGTGAAACGACTCTTTGGAAAAATAATCAATAAACCACAAAAAAAACTTATTGCAAACTTTATGCATTTGCATATAATACGCACATGGCTGCAAAACCAAAACAAAAAACAGCGGAGCCGGTCAAAGGTGATGTGAAACCAACTTTTGAATTGAACCGAGAAGCACAGGAGGTCTTTGAAAGATTGTGCGGACTGATGGAAAAGATGGGGACGCTATCGCCAAGCTATGCGGATCTCATAACCACCACGGCAAGCGCCATCGGTCGCATGATTTTGGCCGAGCAGGATTTGAACGAGCGCGGCCACATTTCGCATAGCGAGCGAGGCGAGGTAAAAAATCAAAGCTTCACGGTTTACTCTTCGTCATTGTCGCTGGCTCAAAAGGGGCTGGGTATGCTCGGCCTAACTCCATCCACGCTGGGGAAAATGGTTGTGCCGACTAAGGTAGAAGAAAATCCGTTCGCAATGTTCAACCGTAAAAAGCCATGATCGAAAAAAGAGAATTGAGTAAACGACAACTTGAAAAAGTTGTTAAAATGCACAAATCAAAAATCACAGGCAAAAGAACCATTGAAAAGATGATTGCGTCACTTGAACGGGACGGCATAAATTGGCGCGAATACAAAGAAATTTGCCAATGTCTTTTTTGCTTTGCGGATTTCGACCCTTTGAAAAACTGCGAAAAAGCAGGAAGGAAATCACGGTATTGCTCTGCCGAATGCAGAGAAATGCACAGAATTTCAAAACAAAAAAAACAAAAAACATGCAGTTGCCAAATATGCGAATCACAATTCATACCAGCGAATACACAATGCAAAAGCATTAAGTATTGCAGCCATAAATGCAAATCTATCGCAAGAGAGAGATTCAGAAATGATCCATTGAAAGCAGAGCATCGCAGGATCAAGGCTAAGGAAAAGACCGCATCAAAAATCAAGCACTGCAAAAATTGCAGCATTATTTTCTCAGGGAGGTCATTGCAGTTCTGCTCGGCTGAATGCAGATCGCAAAAAAGGATACAATTAAAGAGGGCGTCCAATTCTTTATATTGGAGGATTCCAGAGAATCGAGAAAGGAAAAACAATTACAATCGAGAATACAAAAAGAGAGACAGCGTGAGAACCGCAAACAACCAACGCCAGCGCAGCAGAAATAAACGCCGCCGAAAAGAAGACCCCATGTTTCTTTTGAAAGAAAGAATCAGGTGCAGGACGAAAGCGGCATTTATGGGAGGCGGATTCACAAAAGGCAGCAAGACACGCGAAATGCTTGGTTGCTCATGGGAAGTTTTCAAAGCACATATCGAAGCGCAATTTGTCAAAGGCATGAAATGGAGCAATCGTCATCTATGGCATCTGGATCACATCGTGCCGCTTGCATCTGCAAAAAACGAAGACGATCTTGTTAAGCTGTCTCACTTTTCAAATCTTCGCCCGTTATGGGCAGATGAAAACATTCAGAAAAAAGACAAGATCGTTGAATGCCAGCCGGAACTAACAATGATTTTATGAGTAGCCACATCAGCGATATGAATGACTACATCGCAGGCGTTGCAAGCGGCAAAGTCCCCACCTGCAAATGGGTAAAGCTTGCATGCAAGCGGCATGCTCGCGACATTAAAAAATCAAAAAAGAAAATCTACCCGTATAAATTCGACGAAAAAAAAGCTCAATACGCTTGCGCATTCATGGAATTGCTGCCTCACGTAAAGGGCAAATGGGCGGATATAGATCCGAAAACCAAAAAGCCAAATTTAGCCAAGCTTGAGCCATGGCAAAAGTTCATTGTTTGCTCGATTTTTGGCTGGGTTAAAAAATCAAACGGCATGCGCCGATTCAAGAAAGCGCGGATCTACGTTCCTCGCAAAAATGGGAAATCGTTTTTAGCCGCAGGGATTGGGCTTTACATGCTTTGCGCTGATGGGGAAATCGGTGCAGAGGTTTATTCCGGCGCGACCAGCGAAAAACAGGCGTGGGAGGTGTTCAGCCCTGCACGCTTGATGGTGATGCGCAGACCGGAAATGGCGGAAGCATTGGGCATTACGATCAATGCTCAATCACTGGTCATCGAATCCGATAATAGCAAATTCTTGCCAGTAATTGCAAAGCCAGGCGACGGCAGCTCTCCCCATTGCGCGATTACAGACGAATACCACGAACACAAAGTGAGCGACCTGCTCGACACCATGGAAACGGGTATGGGTGCGCGCGAACAACCGCTTTCCTTGGTAATCTCCACAGCCGGCGCGAACACCTCCGGCCCGTGCCGCGACGACTGGCAGCATTGCGAGAAGATCCTGAAAAACATCGATGGATTTCAAGACGACAGCACGTTTTGCATCATCTTCACCATCGATGAGGGCGACGCGTGGGATAGCGAGAACTCGCTGCGCAAAGCAAACCCGAACTGGGGCGTCTCGATCAATCCCGAGACCATCCTCGCGGACATGGCCGCAGCTCAGCAGCGCGCGAGCCGTCAATCAGCATTCCGGACCAAGCACCTGAATCAATGGGTCAGCGTGAAAGAGGCGTATTTCAACCTCACGGAATGGCAGAAACAAGCGCGGCCCGAGATCACGCGCGAGGACTACAAGGAGTTCCCGTGCTACCTCTCCGGCGATTTGGCGAGCAAACACGACCTTGTGGCACTCATGCAGTTGTTTTGCCTGCCGGACAAGCGCTATGCGATTTTCGGGAAATACTACATCCCTCGTAGCACGCTCGATCTTCCTGAGAATCAGCATTACCGGAACTGGCACATCGCCGGATGGTTGGAAGTCGCCGGCGATGAGGTGACTGACCTCGACGTCTTCAAAGAAGACGCGGTGAAATTCTGCCGTGACTACGAAGTGCTCGAAATGCCGAGCGACCCGAACCGCGCCTGGGGAGTTTTCCCTGCGCTCGAGAAAGAGGGCGTGCCAATCGTCGAATACCGGAACACGGTCCTGATGATGAGCGAGCCGATGAAAGAACTCGATGCGCTGATCCGTGCGGGGAAGATCATTCACAACGGGGATCCGGTGCTGACCTGGGCGATCGGCAACGTCACCGCCCGACTGGACAAAAAAGACAATGTCTTCCCGAACAAAGAGCGAAACGAGAACAAGATCGACCCAGTGGTCGCTGCGATCATGGCAATCGGCCGCGCAATGACACGCGATCCGGAAGCAGAAAACACCCCACATTTCGTGTTTTAACTGCAAAAAACATACAATTGCACATTTATTGCACTTTTTTCTTGATAATCGCACAAAATTTGCGATTGTGAGTGCGTGCTGAAGGTGTTGTCCAAGTTCATAGGCAACCAGCGCACGGCGGCATCAAGTGATTCCGTCGTGCGCTTGGAGGCACCGCGACGCGCAAAAATCCCTGAAAAACGGTCGATTTCAGACGATTGCGGCAACCTAACAGGTCGCCTGAATCAGATCCTGATCTCGCCCTCTTCCTCCGGCGTGGCGATCAACGAAAATTCTGCCATGAGCGTGGCCGCGGTCACCGCATGCGTGACATTGCTGGCTGACATGGTGGCAAAACTGCCGATCTATCTTTATCGCAGATCAAAAGACGGACCGGTCGAGGTGAAGAATCACCCAGCGATCAACCTGATGGCCGGCATCCCCAGCGACTTGCACAGCAGCTTCGAGCTGCGGCAGCTCATGGAGACCGGAAAAGGATTCGGCGGAAATGGCTTCGCTCGCGTTTTCCGCGATTCCGGCTTTGATCCGGTCGCGATCGAGTGGCTCGCCCCGTGTGATGTGGATCCGCAATTGATCCGCATGTCAAACGGACGGCATTTCGTCTCGTATCGCGTGCGCGGGGAAGCCGAAGTGCTGAGCCGCACCGACGTGCTGCACATTCGCGGATTTTCCCGCGATGGCTACACTGGCATTTCTCCGATCACGATCTTGCGCGAAAGCATCGGCACCGCGATCTCCCAAACCAAGGCCGCGGGCTCGCTGATGAAAAACGGCGCACGCTTCCCCGGGTTCCTGGTCTCGGCCACGCAACTCAAAAAGGAGGCGCTGGAAGACGCACGCGACGAGTTCAATGCCACATACAGCGGATTCAACAACGCAGGCAAGGTGCCGATCCTGAACGGCAGCTTTGACTTCAAGCAAACGAACGGCATGAGCATGGCCGATGCGCAGTTCATCGAATCGCGCCGTTTTGAACTGCAGGAAATCGCCCGAGTCTATCGCATCCCCGCATTCATGATCGGCGACTCGAACGCATCGAACTGGGGAACCGGTATCGAGCAGCAAACGCTCGGCTTCCTGAATTTCTGCTTGGACCCTCACTTGAAAGCCTGGGAAGAATCGATGGCGATGACCCTGCTGCGCACCGATGAGGTGAAAGCGGGCTACTATTTCCAATTCGACCGCGACGAGATCGCGTCCGTCGCCCTCGAGGCCCGCGCGAACTTCTACAAAGCCATGCGCGAGATGCAGGTCCTCAACGCCAACGAAGTGCGCGCCGAGCTCGGCTACGCCAAGACCTCCGACCCGGCATCAGATGCCTACAACAACCCGGCGATTGCGCCACGAACCGAAACGACAACCCTCTGACCTATGGCAAACGAAGCATTTCTCTCGATCCAGCTCAACGCCCGCAAAAACGGCGCGCAGATCAGCAACAGCATGTCGAAACGGTTCGACATGACTGGCAGCGAGTTGACGCAGGCCACGCAAAACATCGGCACCACTGCGGAACTGCTGACATTCGGCAACATCGCCGGCACCCCTCAGGCCGTCATGATCCAGAATCTAGACGCGACAAATTTTGTAGAAATCGGCGGAGATTCGGGTCTGACGGTCTTCAAATTCAAGATTAACCCCGGGCAATCTGCCTACTTCACCCCAACATCCGGCACGGTTTACGCCAAGGCGAACACCGCGGCCGTCAACGTCCTCATCCTTGCAATCGAAGCATGAAAACTGACATTCATCAGAAAGAAATCCGCGTCACCGGCGCCACATTGGAGGTCCGCATGTCCGTGCAGGCAGACACTGAATCGCGCACGATCCGTGGCTACGCGGCCAAGTTCAACACGGTCAGCGAGCCGCTCATGTCGCAGGATCGCCGCTACAAGTTCCGCGAAACGATCGCGGCCACGGCCTTCGAAGGTGCAAGCATGACCGACGTGCGCGCGCTTTTCAACCACGACAACAACATCGTGCTGGCACGCTCGCGCAATGGATCCGGCACCTTGCAACTCGGCGTCGATGAAACGGGCCTCTGGTATGAGTTCGAGGCGCCCAACACCACGCACGGCAATGACCTGCTGGAGAGCGTGAAGCGTGGCGACATCGATCAATCGTCCTTCGCCTTCATCATTGACGATGAAGATGGCGAAGAGTGGACAGAGACCCGCACAAACGCCGAGGATGCTGATGTGATCTACATGCGCACGATCAAAAAAATAAAGCGCATCTACGACGTTTCTCCCGTCACCGAGCCCGCATACTCCGACACATCGGTCGCCGTGCGCTCCCTTGAAACTTTCTGCGAATCGTCGGCGACCCCGCCAGTTGATTCGCCTGATACTTCCCTGAGCCACTGGCAGCGGCGAATGGGCTTGCTTGACTAATGCCAAACCTAACAGAAAACAACATGAAGTTGAAACAACTACAAGAACGCCGGGGCAGCTTGGTCAAAGAAGCTCGCCAAATCCTCGACACTGCCGAATCTCGCGCATTGTCTCCCGAAGAAACCAACAAGCTGAAAGGCATCGAAGGCGAAATCGATGGTCTCGATGAGACGATCCACGCCGAAATGCGCCAGATCGCCCGCGAATCGCAGAACGTGCCGAAATTCACGGAAGGCGAAAAACGCGACATCGCGAAATTCGACCTGTCCACCGTCCTGAACCATCTCCACCGTCAAGCCCGCGGCGCGCACGGCAATGCGCTCGAAGGCATCGAGGCCGAGATGATCCAGGAAGGCGACCGAGAGGCCCGTCAAGCTGGAATCCAGTCCGGTGGCATCTTCCTGCCACGCATGCTGGTGCGTCGCGAGGCACGCGACATGACCGCTTCCGGCACCACCTCCGTGGCCGGTGACCAGGGCGGCATGACCATCGCCACGCAGAAGCGCGGCTTGCTCGATGACTTCTTCAACGCCTCGATCCTGCGTCAAGCTGGTGCGACCGTGCTGGAAGGTCTTCGCGACAATGTGGACATTCCTCGCCTCGTCGCAGGCACCGACCCGACCAAGGAAGCAGAAAACGCCGCCGCCGATGAAGTCAGCCCGCTCACCGCGATGCTGTCCCTCACTCCGCAGCGCCTGCCCGCCTTCATCGACATCAGCGAGCGTCTTCTTGCTCAATCGTCCGTCGCCCTGGAAGCCGTTCTGCGCACGCACCTGACCAATCAGATGCTTGCCATTCAGGAACGCTCTTTCTTCCACGGCAACGGCACGAACGAAGCCGAAGGCATCGCCGGCACCTCTGGCATCGGTAGCGTTGTCGGTGGCACGAACGGTGCAGCTCCCGATTGGGCCGACATCGTCAACCTGCGCAAAGCGGTGCAAATCGCCAACGCGCTGCGCGGAAACGTCGGCTACATCACGAACGGCGACATCGAGGCGAAACTCGCAGTCACCCCGAAGGTGGCCAGCACCGACAGCCAGATGATCCTTAACGAGTTCAACGGTCGTCTGGCCGGATCGAACCTGTGGGTCACCAATGCCGTGAAATCGGACCTCACCAAAGGAAGCGCCACCAGTACCTGCTCGGCGATCTTCTTCGGTAACTTCTCCGACTACTACATCGGCTACTGGGGCGGCATCTCGCTCGAGATGGTGCGCGACAAGACGAACGCGATCAGCGGCCTCTACACCCTGGTGGCGAATGCCTACTATGACGGTGGCGTCGCTCGTCCGAAGTCCTTCGCCGCAATGCTCGACGCACTCGGTGACTGATCCCTGACATGAGCTTGGTCCCTTACATCGATCGACACGCTGGTCAAACAGCATGGATCTTTGGCAAGGGGCCAAGCCTTCAATTTTTTGATTTCTCTTCCGCTGGAAAACTTCGCTTTGCCATCAATGACGTTATTGCTCACATTCCTGACTGCCAATACGGCTTCGCCAATGACGGCGTCGCCCGGTGGCGTGATGCATACCGCCCAGGGCAAACGCTTTTTCAGCCACTCCGCGCCATGCAGGAGTTCGATTCTCGAAATGGTGCGGTCGCTTGTGATGTGGTCACCTACGAAGACACGCACAATCAACACATTCTTTCCTCGCGCGTGGAAGATCACGCGCAATCTCTTTGCATTCGCCCCGGCACGCTGGGAAGCGCTCTCCAGATCCTGCGCATCATGGGGATCCGCACGATTCACCTCGTCGGCTTCGACGGTGGTGGCCATCACGCCGGCGGCTTCGCCTGGCGAACCCGGCTCCGCGCAGATCACGCCCGGGACTACGACCAAATCAAGGCTGCTGCCATCATTTCCGCTCAAATCATGGGCCTGACCTTAACATTTCACAACGAACCAACCATGGACCATTCCGAAACCAAAACCGTCCAATTCACGCGCAGCGTGTTTGCCGAGGGCAATCCCTATTCCGTGGGCGAAATCGCACGATTCAGCACCAAGATCGCGGCCGAACTGATCGTCGCGGGTGCTGCCGTTTACGCGAAGCCCCAACAGCAGCCAGTCGCCGCCACCACGCCCGCACCGGTGCCAACCGCACCAGCACCAGTCGAACCTGTCAAAACCAAGCGCAAGAAATAATGCGACCGCACTACACAATCACGTCGTCTCCCGCAAGCGAGCCAATCACGGCAGAGCAAGCGGCGGATCATGTGCGGATTGATAGCAATGATGACCTTGCGTATGTCCGCGATCTTGTGAGCGTCGCTCGCGAGTATTTCGACAGCATGACGGGCCGCTCGTCGGCTCAAATTTCCTATTTGCTGACCGCTTCGAAGTGGTCGGACCTGTTCGACAACGTGCCGAGCGCAAGCAATCGTTCCACACCCCGCGACCTTTACGCGATCCCGCTTTTCCGCACGCCTCTCATCTCGGTGGAGTCGGTGAAATACTACGCACCGGATGCCGAAGCACTCACCACCATGAGCGCGAGCGACTACCGCGTCGCCACCGCCACGGAGCCGGGCATCGTGCAACTCAAGGAAGCCCCGCCCGAAGTAGCGGACCGAGTAGACGCGATCCAGATCGCCTTCACCTCGGGCAGCGACTGCACGCCCGCCATGAGTAAGCACGCGATCAAGATGCTCGTCGCCCATTTCTACGAGCAGCGCACGCCTGTGGCCTTTACCAGCGTGCAGCAAATCCCCTTCACCCTTCAAGCCATCATCGACAATCAACGAGTCAGAGGACATTTCGCATGAGAATCATCGGGAAAATGGATCGCCGGATCACGATTGAAAAGCGAGCTCTCACGAGTGACGCGGCAGGCGGGATCGTCGAGACATGGACGGATGAGATCAAGCTGTGGGCGGAACGCATTGACCGCTCCGGCAAGGAATCCTTCATCGCCGATTCTGATCGTGCGGAAGCCGGCATTGACTGGCGCATCCGCTTCAATCCCCTACTGCGCGGCCTGAACGGTGCGAGCGGGTATCGCCTCGATTACAACGGGCTCAAATACGACATCCACCACGTCACCGAGGAAGGCCGGCGCGATGGCATGATCCTCAAAACACTAACGACGGAGGGCGTCTCATGAGCATGGCACAATCCAGAATCATCGGGCTCGATGCGATCAAGCGAAAGCTGGAGGCGCTCCCCGAGCAGCTTCGCCGGAAGGCGTATCGCAGCGCGTTGTCGTCCGGCGCTCGCGTGATTGCGAAGGCAGCCAAGCGCAAGGTCGGCAAGGGAGAATCCGGCATGCTGAAAAAATCCATCGGCATCAAATACCTGCCCGCCACCACCCGCTCGCAGGCACTTGGTCTCGTCGGTCCCAAGCGTGGCAATGGTGGGATCTACAACGGCCAACGCCGCAACCCGACCCGCTACGCCCACCTGGTCGAGAAAGGCACGCGGCATTCCGCGGCGAAGCCATTCCTGCGCCCGGCAATGATCGAGACGCAATCCGAAGTATTCATGAAAATGTCAGCCATGATCGACCGCGCCATCGCGCGCGAACTTGCGAAAGGGGGTGCCCGATGAGCTGGCAGGAAGATGTGGTGGCCGCGATCTTGGGCGACCAAACGCTTGCTGGTTTGATCGGCACCCGGGTCTTTGCCGATGTCGCACCAGGCGAAGCGATCGCCCCGCTGATCGTGTATCAGCAAATCAGTGAGGAAGGCGACACGATGTTTGACGGGACGCGTGACGTGATCTTCCCGCTCGTTCAGTTCTCCTGCTGGTCGCCGAGCAAGATCGGAGCCATCGCCCTGGCATCGGCGCTGCGTGACGCCATCGAAGGGAAGAACCTTGACGGGGATTCCTTCGCGTCCCTCGGATTTTCGAATCAAGAATCGACCCGCGACCAACAAACGAAACTTTTCTGCGAACGCATTGACTATCGCGTCAGCTGCAACCGGAACTAACAACAAAAACAAATACGAATATGGCAATCAAAACATTTGGAACTACTGTGACAGTCAACACCATTGCGGTGGGTGGCTTGATGGGCGCTGAGTTTTCCGGCGCAGACGTGAACAATATCGACACCACCACCTGGGATGCGGATGACAACACCCGCACTTTCATCGGCGGTCTCATCGAACCCGGCTCGCTCGAGCTTTCCGGCAACCTGATTCCTGCCGATGCGGGTCAAGTGGAGCTGGAAGCGGAAACGGGCAACGTCGCTGAGGTTGTGGTGACCTACGTTGACGGGACCACCGTTGAATTCGACGCCGTGGTCGGCGCGATCAACATCGGCAGCGATCTTGATTCCAAGCTGGAATTCACCCGCTCGCTGAAAGTCTCCGGCGCTCGCACGATCACTCCACCGACTCCGTAATCCATGCCGCATAAAATCACAATCGCAGGACGAGAAATCACCCTGGAGTGGACGCAGGAAACCGCGAAGCGATTCGCGTTCCGGCTCGCTGGTATCGGCGGCATGCCCACATCGAGACAATTCACGCAACCGCAATCAGCGGCCGCGGCAGTTGTCAAGGTGCTCTGGGCATTGCTGCCGAAATCGGATTTTATGCGCTATGAAACGCCGGAGGATTTATTCGTGGACATCGACGGCGAGGCGGAACACCTCGCGATTGGTCAGGCCGTGACTGCCATCTTTTCGGAGATGGCGCCTACGCCTGAAAAAAAAAGGACTTCGAAGAAATAGCATTCGCCCGCATTGAATTGGGATTGACGGAACAGGAATGGAACGGATCACACCCACAACAATGCGAGGCATACATGGAGGCGTGGACAAACAAGGACAACCGCGAACGGGCAAGGGTGGCACTCTTGCAGCACATCATTGCAGTCAGCGGCGGGGTAAAAATTCAGGGGCGCGCACCACGATTCGAAGATTTCTACGCCGCTCCGAAACGCAAAAGATCACCCGAGGCCGCTGAGAAAATCGCACAATTCCAACTGAACGCACTGAAACGAAAAGCAGAAAAACATGGCAAGAAGTAAATCCATCGGCAGCATGTATGTGGCGCTCGGCCTGAACGACAAGAAGTTCAAGGACGGCATGAACAACGCGAGCAAGAAACTCGCGGAGTTTTCGAAGACCTCTGCAAAATACATCGCCGCCGGTGCGGCCGTCGCCGGGACTGCCATCGCCGCAACCATGACAAAAGCGGTCAGTGCGGCATCTGACCTACAGGAAAGCGTCAGCAAGTCGGAAGCCGTATTCGGCGCCAGTGCGCAGGACGTGCAGGCGTGGGCGAAGACTTCGGCCAATGCGTTCGGCCAATCGAATCAGCAAGCACTCGAAGCCGCGGCGACCATCGGCAACATGATGAAAGCCATGGGCATGGCGGATGCCGAATCTGCGAAGATGTCGAAAACGATTGTCGAGCTCGCGTCGGACTTGGCATCGTTCAACAATACCAGCATTGACGAAGCCATCACCGCGATCAACGCGGCCCTGCGTGGAGAATCGGAACCGATCCGGCGCTACGGCGTCCTGCTCGACGATGCCACGCTGAAGGCGGAAGCATTCGCCAAGGGCATTTTTGACGGCAAGGGGTCACTCGACCCAGCAACGCGCGCGCTCGCGGCCTACGACGTGATTCTGCGCCAAACCAAGACCGCCCAGGGAGACTTCGCGAGAACGTCTGACGGATTGGCGAACTCATCGCGGACCCTGCAAGCGCAGATCGCCAACGCCACCGCAGGACTAGGGCAGGGATTGCTGCCCGCGATCCAAGCGATCACCAGCGCTCTCAAGGGCGTGGACACGCAGGGATTCGGCGAGAAGCTCGGCGGCATGATTGGCGATTTCGCCGCGGAGTGGGTTTCGATTTTCTCCGATGGCACCACATGGGAACTGCTTGTGCTGAACTTTGAACTGGCACTTGCAAAAATGATGCAGTCGCCCG